TTAACCCGCCGTCAACTTCCCAAAATCAAATGGACTCACCGCCCTCTCCCGATTCGCATCGAGAAAATCTGCCCACCATTGCAGCATCAGTTTGCGTTCATCTAGATGTTCCGCCTTATGAATATATGCCGCCCGGACGCCATTACGTTCCTGATGGCTCATCTGCCGCTCTACCGCATCCCTAGACCACAATCCCGACTCAATCAGTGAACTACAGGCCATCGTTCTGAAGCCGTGTCCACATACTTCCGTTTTAGTGTCATAGCCCATCGTTTGCAGCGCTTTGTTTACCGTCCCTTCACTAACAGGTTTTCGTGACGAATGATCGCCAATGAAAACCAGCTCGCAATGCCCACTCACTTCTCTGATCTTTTTAAGGATCTCCAGAGCCTGACGGCTTAGTGGAACAAGGTGTGGTGTGTGCATTTTTGAACCGCGTTCGGAGAATTTCACTCCAGGGATCGGTTCACGTTCTGGGGGAATCGTCCACAAAGCGCGTTCAAAGTCGATTTCCGGCCAGCGGGCAAAACGGAGTTCGCTGGAACGAATGAAAATCAGTAGGGAGAGATTAATAACCCACTTGGTAAACTCACGGCCTTTGTAACCGTCAATGCGGCCAAGAAGTTCAGGCAAGCGTTCAAGCTCTAATGCCGGGCGATGTTCAACTTTGCCTAGCATAATCGCCCCAGCCATATCCTGCGCCGGATTACAATCAATTAGTCCGTTTTGTACGGCATAGGTCATGATGGCGGTCACACGTTGTTTTAGACGCTTAGCAACTTCCAAGCGTCCTGAACGTTCAACGCTTTTGATCGGTGTCAGCAAGTCGCGTGTTTTCAAATCTGCGATATGTGTACTGCCAATAGCGGGGAAAATATTGTCGCTCAGGCTTTTCAGGAGACGTTCGCCATGGGATTCAGACCATTTCTTGTTGTCGGCGTGCCAGGCGCGAGCAACAACTTCGAAGGTCTTTTCATCCTCTTCCTGTTTGGCTTTTACCGCTTTCTTATGTTCGCGGGGATCGATGCCCGCAGCAACCTGTTTCCGAGCTTCATCCCGTTTCTGACGCGCTTCAGAAAGAGAGATTTCAGGATAAACGCCTAACGCCAAGAGATGTTGCTTGCCACCAAAACGAAAACGCAGCCGCCAGTATTTGGAAGCATTGGGATGAACCAGCAAAAACATCCCATCACCGTCAGTCAGTGAATACTCTTTTTCTTCTGGTTTTGCCGAACGCACTTTGATATCGGTCAGAGCCATTATCAATATCCTCATTGGTGCTTACGGTGAGTATACAGAGCAAGATAGAACCAACATATATACTCAGATGTATACTCACAAGCAAGTTGATGCAGGTTGAATTGCGTTGACGTTGGGAGAGTGTCGAATGAAGGGAAAACCAGTAAAACTGTGGGTTTTAGGCAAAAAAATAGACGTCTGTTGACGTCTATTGATTTATCAATGGTGCCCGGGGCGGGACTTGAACCCGCACAGCGCGAACGCCGAGGGATTTTAAAAAGTTACACCACATTAAATAAAACAATAGGTTAAATGATATCAACGAGTTGCAGTTACGGAATTGTACGGAATATTGCGCTACGCTCGTTTTTTGCTGCCACCAAATCGAGCGATGGCAGTACTCTGATTACTTATCTATTTCTAATGAATCGAATGGATTTAGAGTAACAGCAGCATCCAAATGATCCGGTGCAAAGTGGGCATAACGCATCGTCATGGTGATAGTGCTGTGGCCTAAAATCTGTTGCAGTACCAGAATGTTTCCGCCGTTCATCATGAAGTGTGATGCAAATGAGTGACGTAAAACGTGGGTAAGCTGCCCGCTCGGTAGTTCAATGCCAGCCCGTTTAATGGCGTACTTGAAAGACTCATAAGCTGGGGTGAAAAGCGACCCGCGTTTTTTAGGCAGCAGGCCGCGCATCTTTTCCGAAATTGGCACCGTTCTGTTCTTGTTGCCTTTCGTCCTTGTGAACGTGACACGGTTTGGCAGAATTTGAGATTGCTTTAAGTCCTGCGCCTCGCTCCATCTTGCACCTGTCGCCAGGCACAGACGAACGATGATACCCAAATCCTTATTGTCTGATTCATCACACGCAACCAGCAGGCGCTTTATTTCATCTGGATAGAGAAATGCCAGCTCCTGATCACCTTCTTTGAATTGGCGTATGCCATCTAGAGGATTTTCTTTATCCCACTCCCCCATCCTTTTCAGTTCGGAGAAGACAGCACGCAGGTAAGAGTATTCACGGTTGACCGTCGCTTCTTTCAGAACGGCTTTACCCTTTGGATTCCACTCACCTTTAAGGCGTCGTTCGCGATATACAGCAAACATATTTTTATCAACGTCGATAGCAAACGGATCGCCCAATCGTTCACAAATGGCGAGTAATTTCGTGTAGCGGGAATCGCCGGATGATAACGTTTTGCCGTGCATGTCATACCAGCGCTGAACCAAATCTTTCAGAGTGATATTACTGGTTGTGGTATCGATGCCTTTTTTATCGGCCATAAGGCGGCGCTCATAAGAAAGCGCCTCGCCACGTGTGGCAAACTGTTTGCGAATACGTTTACCATCACGGCCATAGGGGAAACACTGGCAAAGCCATTTGCCAGATGGGAGTTTGCTAACTGCCATGAATTTAATTTTCTTCCTTTTTCTTAGAAATCATTGCTTCTGCTTTATCAATAATTTCTAAAATTTCGCTGTGTGGAATATCATTAAAATTCAGATTGATAGATTTGTTATCCTCTAAAATCACAACGAAAGTTATCTCTCGTTTTTTTGATAAGTTTTTTAAAACAGCAAGGATTTTCTTTGCTGCTTCCGTTGCAGTGCGAAAGGTTGCAACAAGAGATCCAGCGCTAGAAGCGGAGTAATTCACGGTATAATTGACATCTATACCGTGACTTTTAAGCTGAGATATCACATCATCTTTACACTCATCATCAAGATAAAGTCTGAGGACGTTTATGAGGCTCATTTTTATAGGTTCCTCTTCATTTAAGCAGCGTATATGCCGCTCTGGCCTTTTTTTATTTGTTGCCATCAGTCAGTTATGCGGACGCAACACGCTTTTGACATTTGATCGGTTTAGCAATGCTGATGAGGTTAAAAGTGGTAACGGCTTTATGATCCTGCTAAGTAGCGATGAAAAAAAACCATAGCCATCATAAAACACCGTTACCACTTACATGCACCGCGCAGAGGCTTAATTGCCTCTGATAAACCAGTCAAATCAAATCGAGCGGCAACCGGACTTTCGCCATAAGGAATAACGGTTGTATAGAATGATTTACCATTCATAAGTTCTTTTATGAAACTTATTGTTTTCCCTGCATAGAATGCTGATTTATTATTAGTGGATATAGTCCATGACTTAGTTACTGCTTTTTTTGAATCTATCCGATAGGTCATTTGTGTTTCATTCAATCCGAGGTATGAATCCCACCCAACATACAAGTCTGTTTTTCCTTCTCTGCAAGTGAGAAAAAGCGTGGGGACAATTGGTTGCCCAAATGCTCCTCGAATTGGTTCTTCCGCCTCCAGATAAACATAAGCATTCCATGAATCATCTAAAGATGACTGCTCTTTATTAATGACCCACTTCCCAACATCGCCAGTAGGGTTACTATCATCATTTGCGTCATTTTTCTGGCTAACAGGTGTCTCAGCTTTTTTATCTACTTTATCAAAACAGGCTAATCGCTGTTTGCTATCACCAATTGATTTGCAGGCTAATATTTCATCATTACTGAGGTTTAGTTCTGCTGCAAAAGAACCACTACATAATAAAAAAGACATTGCTGTTAAAAGGTATTTTTTATTCATCAAAGACTCCATTTGATTAAAAATAAAATAAGAAATAATTTCTATGTATCAATGCGCCAACAACATCCCCAGCACGATCCCTGATGCGAGAACTGCACCGAAAACCAGAGGTTCAGCCTTTAGAACATCGGGCCACGCTTTTTGTGCTGGTCTTTTCTTAGTAACAGGCTCAGGGGTTATCTTGCCCTGCCGCTCATCCAACCAACCCATAGCCTGTTGAAGCTGGGGGCGAGTTAAATCAATTAACCGGCTCGTACCAAAATTGATATGACAGAACCGAGTAAGCTGTTCGCGTAATTCGTTCTGCTGTGTGCTTCTTAATAATTGGGACACTAATTTTTTATTAGCATCTTTTTCCCGACTGCGATCATGTAACGCATTCAGGAAACTGAGCGCCGTGGAATACTGGCTGATGGTGATTTCTTCAATGCCATTCACACCGAGTTCAGCATGTAAACGCCGCCAAACAAAACGAGCCTCTTCACGCCCTGCTTCTGCAATATCTTTTACCAGTTGGTTTAATTGGGAACGCTGTGCGCTAACCAACGGGCGCAAATCTTCTTTAGTCTGTGGGACGGCAATATTGATATTTTTTTCGTAATAATCACGTCCTGCGACCCGATTACTATCCCCTTGAGCCTCTACGGTCATCCATTACATCCTTGCTGCTTCGCTACTTCTTGCCTTCGTGATAGTCCCTGCCCGCTACGCGCTGGCCGCTACCCGTTACGTTTATCGATCCTACTGTTGCAGAGCTACCCGCCGTCAATGCAGCTAAAGCAGCGGCTTTTATCGCCAGTGGCGCAGCACGATAGATTTTGATTAGCTCTAATTCATCATTGGTCACGTTGCCAATGTCTGGGAATCGGTTACCCGTGAGAACAAACCAAACATCAACCCCGATATCGATCAGGTTAAGCAGATAAGCCGTGCCAGGTAAGCTTTCATCCCTTTCATACACTGCTTGGGCATTACGTGAACACCCTACACGTTTTGCAAAATCTGACTGACTTAAATCAAATTTTTTCCTTTCTTCGCGTATACGCGCGCCAATACCAACCATTATTTTGATAATTCCGTATTGACTTAACCATTATTATGGTCAAGAATGACTTTCACAGGCTAACAGTGGATCACAACATACCATTATGACACAAGAAAATCATGATCTGAGCGCACAGTCCAACACCAGGGATTGTGCTGTAGGTGCAGAGGTAGAGGCTCAAAAACGCCCTAAAATCTTCAGCGCTGGGTTGAACGATGATGAGTTGATTGAGTTCTTGCGTGATCTCATTAAGACATTGGAAGCCCGCGAATACTTCAATGATCGACCAAAAGAATTGCGGGCCAGCGCTGATGCTGCTGAAAAAGAATTAACGCGGTTGAATATACTTATTAACGCAAGCGTCGATCAGCATAGTTAGCATCCCATTCGTCATAGGAGTAGCCTTTATATTTTTCATAATAAAGGCTTATATCATGATTACTAAAAGAGTATGAGCGATTGATATAAGAAATGACTTCATCTGAAATTTTATATTCAGAAATGTCATTCCATAGAATAACGATTGCATCATGAAATTCAATATTTTTAGCTTCGGTCAAAGATATATTCTTTTTATTCACTAGATAGTGAATAAGTGCATTTTTTCCGAAAAGGGCAAGGCGATGCTTATCAAGGCTCTCTCGATATTCAAAAAGCATAACGTCGAGCTTAAAGATAATAAACGATCTGTTCGATATGTAATGTTCGAGTTCGCGCCCAAAACGTTCGTTATCGTTGACTTTTAAATGTGAAGTTACATTTTTTATTGTGTTTTCAAAAACACGAAAAGCATTCGTAAGATTTAAATCCATACAGGACTCCATTTCCATGAGTGGTTGGTTGATTGTTCGCACTTGAAGCCTACCACAAAACCACGTGCCGGACGTGGCTAAACATTCCGGCATATAAACCTTAATAGTGGGAGAAGTAACAATGGCAGCTATTAGTGATCAGAGATCGCGTTTACCGCGTGGTATCGCGTCCAAGAACCCTACTCCAATGCGCTTATCAGACGATGAACGCGACAAGTTAGCGGCATTGGCAGCACAAGAAAGCCGCTCACTTTCAAGCATGGCCCGTCTGGTGTTTCTGCGGGGTCTGGAATCTTTTAACGCACAAGGGTAGTAGGTGGTGAAATGGCTAAGGCATTAAACATTAATATCACCGTCCCTACCCCATATGTTTCATTAAAAACATATTCAGAAATGACGGGTATTCCATTGCGTACCTGTGAAGGAATGGTTTCTGACGGAAGGATTATCATTCGTCCCAAAAAGGCGCGAATGGAGAAAGTCGAGGTTAATTTAATCGCCATGCTTCGGGATGCGATAACCAATAGCGAAATTTAATCATGGAAAAAAATCGACTGGTATTTTTAGGTATTGATCATGCATTAATTAAAGTTAGCGAACACACCAGCGTTTATCGCGGATTTTCTATTACTCGCTGCCCCAGAACAGCAACTAACCCGATAACCCGTTATCGGGTTAGTCAGGGCGATCAATCATTCGGTATGTTTGATGCGTTGGGGCAAGCGACTTCTTATATTAACGAACTGCACGGCATGAGGGATTCAGCATGATTAGCACAGCGCGTTTATTAAAGGAAAAATCACCATCACCACAACCGGAAAATAAGGGCTGGCTTGAATTACCAAACGGCCAGCGTTTCCAGCCAACCCCTGCCCAGGCTTATTTTGCGCCGTGGAGCAAAAAGCCCTATATGCCAGCGCCTAAAAAGCGCCGCTGGTTCGCCCGCTTGATGGGTATCGCGGCGTAACGTCATGGCTAATACCGAAGCCGCCCGCGCCGTTCCGCTGAGTATTGCGGCAAGAACTGACGGGCTGAACCACATCGCAATGCTGAGGGGAAAACACTTCAACACAAACAGTGAAAAAGATATGTGCCGCTTTATTGACGATATGCGGGATAAGATAGACGACGATTATCATCAAAATATGCGCGTACTGTCAGCGATATTTGAATTAGCAGATATTGATAAGGAACGGCATAACCTGAAATTTAATGAACTGACAACTGAAGAAAAAGCAAAGCTGATTAAAGCGATGAATAAACTTAAAGCAGTTGTGAGTTTATTCCCCAAACATTTAATTCTTTAACCGTAATAACTCCCGTTTTTAAGGCGTAAACCCGCCGGGCTTTCTATTACCTGAAAAAAGGAAATAACAATGAGAAATGCAGAAGTTAAGACGATGCAAGTAGCTGGCAGTGACGCACTTGCTTCACTGCTGGGAAAGGCGCGCCTGGATGAAAAAAAAGACCAGCACTGGTCGTTCTCTCAACGTCTGACAGCGCTTGCCCTTCACGCACAGCAAAAAGAATATTCCGCATCAGAGGTTATCGAATTGCTGCGCAAAGAGGCTGAGCGGTTTGAGCATTCGGCGCAGGAGATCATCTTATGAACCACGTAATGATTGATCTCGAAACGATGGGGACGAACCCTAAAGCGCCAATTGCTTCCATTGGTGCTGTGTTCTTTAACCCTAAAACGGGTGAGCTGGGTGAGCAGTTCTATTGTCGCGTCGATTTTGAAAACGACATACTGAACGGCGCAGTGCCGGACGGCGGCACTATCAAATGGTGGTTGCGTCAGTCTTCAGAGGCTCGCGCTGAATTAATTAGTGATGATGCAACCCCAATTTGGGGCGCACTCAGCGCATTTAGCGACTGGCTGACAGATAACGCTGAAAGCCTGAAAACGTTAGAGGTATGGGCAAATAGCCCGTCGTTTGATTGCACTATCCTGAAAACAGCGTTTGAGCGAACGGATATTGATGTTCCGTGGAATTACTGGAATGAGCGTGACGTCAGAACGATGAAAGAAGTTGGGTTCGCAATCATGAATATGAGCCCCTTTCTTGGTACGGCAGAAACCATCGGCGTTAAACATAACGCGCTGGATGATGCGATCAGCCAGGTCGCGTTGGTTTCTGCGGTTATGTCTCGGTTGGTTCAGAATAACGGCGGTGAATTATGATCCGCCCGTTCATCAAATGGGCGGGCGGTAAAACCCGCGTCCTGCCTGATTTGCTACCGCTTCTTCCGAAAGGCGATTGTCTTGTAGAGCCATTCGTTGGCGGTGCGTCTGTATTCCTGAATACTGATTATCGCCGTTATGTACTGGCTGATATTAATGGTGACCTGCTTGAATTATATCAGGCCGCAAAAGACGATCCGTGCGAGCTGATAAGACGTGCCGCTCCCCTATTTCGTAACGGTAATTCAGCTCAAGCATATGAGGAAAATCGTCGCCGCTATAACAGTTCTATCACTTGTCCATTTGACCCTGCACGGCCAGCATTGTTTTTGTATCTGAATCGCCATTGTTTTAACGGCTTGTGCCGCTATAACCGCAAAGGAGAGTTCAACGTACCTTTTGGGCGATACAAAAAAGTGTACTTCCCAGAAGTAGAAATCAGGCTGTTTGCCGAGAAAGCCCGTGACACAAAGGCCGTTTTTCTGGATGCACATTTCAGCCAAACACTTAAATATCAGGCCAAAGCTGGCAGGGTAATCTACTGCGATCCGCCGTACTTACCAGCTAGCGATACCTCGAATTTCACCCAATACCATTTCGGATCATTCACAACAGATAATCATCAACAGTTGGCTGATGAACTGATGGTAGCCAACCGAAAAACTGGGTGCGCAGTTGTAATTTCAAACAGCGATACGCCCGCCACACGCGAGATTTATCAAAACTATCAATTCCATGAAATCGCCGTTCAGCGATCTATCAGCGCAAACGGCATCACGCGTGGTGCCGCAAAAGAGGTGATCGGTGTACTGAACAGCGTTTACGCTGGGGTTTGTGAGTAATGTCCGAACAGTGGGCCTATCCGTGGAATGCACCACGTCCAGCGATCTTGCCATATCAGGAGGTCGCTGACTCTTTTCCCTCTTCTGCCACAAATGCCATCGAGCCGCATCCAGCCGTCGAACAACATCTTAAGCGGTTGGTATCGCGCGCCGCTTTCTCCGATATGGATTTCGATCAGGCCGTCGCGCGGCTGGACTACTTCGAGCCTAATTCAACGTTACTGACGATACGCCGCCAGTTCGCTAAGGCTGAGCGGGACGAACATCAAGCAACATTACAAAACTGGATGGAAACGCCGGAAGGTGTTGAAGGTTGCTTATTAGAGCAGCCGTTTTTTATCCGCGATACCTACAGGCAAAAAATAGAATGGCTACGCACCAACCGCGAGCCGCGACACGTCAGCGCCTTTTTCATGGGAACCGTGAAAAAAGCCCTGCTGCGTCTTGATGCCGTGCGCGCTAAACAAGGTGTGCGTGATGGTTTTACGTCAGAGCTTGCAAGCTACTGGCGTGCGCGCTGGCAGCATCTTGCCGAGTTTACGAAACATGAAGCAATAAACGCTGGTCACGCTATCGCAGCCTGCATCACGGAAATGTTTGAAACCGAATGCGGCAACACATTGCCCGCTGATATGACCAATGAAGAGATTCAGGCGCTTTTCTGGCATTTAGGCCGTGAAATGCTGGCGCTACGCATAACGCCGCCGTGTTGGGGCGTTATTATTGGCGATGACGAATCAAAAAAACGTATTTGCTCCGCCATTCTGCGCATCATTAGCCCCGAATGGTGGGGGCGTAAGTTATGGCGTTTGCGCTGCGAATGGCGAGAAAACCAGTTCCGAGCCATCGGTGTGATACACAAGAAACGAATGCCTTATGTCAGCCTTGATGCGTTGAATCAATGGCAAGAGCAGCGCCGTAAAAACCGCGAGTTCTTTAAAGCGCATGAACTGGTTGATGAAGACGGTAACGTCGCATCGCTGGAAAACATGGTTTATGCAAGCATTAGCAATCCGGTTATTCGCCGTCACGAACTGATGACGCGCATGGCAGGTGTTGAAATGATTGCTATATCACGCAGCGATGAGGGTGTTTTTCTTACTATCACTTGCCCGTCGCGCTATCACGCCAATATTCAAAGCGGTCACCAGAATAAAAAATGGGATACCTCATCACCTCGCGAGGGGCAGCGCTATTTATGTAAGACGTGGGCTAAGGCCATGTCGAAACTGAACCGCCGCGGCCTGCGCCCATATGGTTTCCGCGTCGCAGAGCCACATCATGACGCTACGCCGCACTGGCACGTATTGCTATTCATGCCGCCAGAAGACCGGAAGGAAATCACTGAAATTCTGCGTGAATACTTCATCGCCGTAGACCGCGCCGAGCTGGGACGTAATACCGGCGCGCGCTTTAAAGCGAAGCGCCTCGATCCCAAGAAGGGCAGCGCTACAGCCTATGTGGCGAAATATATCAGTAAAAACATTGATGGCTACGCGCTTGACGGTGAGCGTGATAACGAAACCGGAAAGCCTCTACGAGAGACTGCAAAGTTTGCGATGGCCTGGGCGTCTCAACATAACATCCGGCAATTTCAGCCGTTTGGCCTCCCGCCCGTCACAGTCTGGCGCGAGCTGCGCAAGCTGGCGAACCAGCTTACCGCAGTACAGAAAGAAGCCGGAACCTTCAAGCGCGGCGCTTCTCAGTTAGCTGATCCGGCAATGGATGCCGTGTTGGCTTCTGCTGATGCTGGCTGTTTCGCTACCTACATAGAGAAGCAAGGTGGCGTGCTGATCCCGCGCGAGTTATACACCGTGCGCATAGCGTATGAAGACGCCGACGAGCAAAACGACTACGGCGAGACACCAGAAAAAATCTTTGGTGTTTTCTCGCCGCGTTTGGGTGAGCTATCCCGAATTTGCACACGTCTCGTTAAGTGGAAAATCCGCAAAAAACAGGCAGCAGACGCAGGCGTTAATGATAGCGCTGGGCGTGGTTTGGCTGTTACGTCGCCAACCGGCGACGCTTGGAGTTCTGTCAATAACTCTACGGGCGACGAAAAAACAAGCATTTCCGAACCCACCGATAGAGAAATTGGCAGTACGTCAGGGCCAGAAATTACCGACTTTGAGCACATGACAGACACGGAACTGCGTGGATTGCTTAATCGACTTCGATCTCAGCCACCGGATCGGCGACATAAAGAACACTCGTCCACAACTCAGCCCCATAAAACGACTGAAAAACAGACTGATAGCCATCGGTCGGACGACTGGCGCGCCAGCGTTGCCGATTTCGCCCGCTCAATGGGTTGGGATATCAGCGCCGGTGAGTTGCGGCGGCTGGAAACAGGTAATGCGATCGCGCTTGCTGGCTATGCATACATTGCTAGCGATGACGGCTGTCTGTATCGCGCGCCGACGAGTAAGAAAAAAGACGAGGAGTATCAGGATAGAGCGGCGGCATTGTTGCAACGTATGGCCGTGTTACGTGGGGTGGATTCCGATAATTGATATTGGCTTAGCCATAAAAATAAAGTTGACAAAATCGCAATCAAGATTTAAATATAAGCAATAAGTTTTAAACATAGGCGTTAAGTTTAAAACAAAAACAGCAACCAAATAACATTAAGTGAGAGCGACATGCCAATTAGCCCAATACAAAAGCAACTAGCTGAATTAGAAAAAAAAGTGGAGATCTTAGATAGCATAATTGATGTCGCCAAGACTTCAGGTGGCCGTATTACCGATGATGGTAAAAATTTAATTTACATACTAAGAAATGCAGGAATGAGTAAAACTGATATCGCAAAATTACTAGATGTATCCCCAGCTGCATTAACAAAATACGACTAGCGCATTAATTTTGTCAAAAGCTAAGTAAATATCTACAGCACAACCCCGCACACCAATGCACAATTTTTTTGATGCTATTAACCCCTTCCCGCGCCAGTTCTGGCGCGGGTTTGTCCCTGCTGCACAACTGCATAAAAACGCGCTATTTTCGTGTGCGGGCGTGGCGGGGGAACCCTCGCGCGCTGAGGGGGATAAGAGGGGTATGCTGGTTCATATGTTGCTGCATCCTCATCACGTCGCTATTGCGCTGTCTCGATCTCGGTCAATCGCTGCATCGTTCGGTTATTGCGTTGCTCAGAATCGCATTCAGGCGCTTTTACGCAGACGTAAAAAACCGGACAATATTACGGCTGTCCGGTCTGCTGTTTGATGGCTAGTTGAGTGGTTTTGAATGACTTTCGCGGTTACATTGCACTATCGGCTAGGGCATAAGGCTTGAACCGAAGTACCTCGATCCCCAGCCAGTCGTTAAGCTCTTTCAGGCTTTCCATTATCGGCATGAGTTCGTTGATAGCGAACACCTTTGCGGCTTTCTCCACGTCACCAAATCCCCCTGCATTGTTCGGCATAATCCCCATTAAGTTGGGCGGTACACGGTGCGCGGCTAACATGTCGTCACGGGTAGCATCCTTGATACCAGTAAACTCATCTTTAGCTGCAATCTGGCTGAACGGCAGGATTTGCAGGCCGTCTTTCTTCCCCCCTGCCGCGTAAACAAACAGGTTCTTAAATGCCCCATTGCCACGCGCATCTTTCAGCGACTTCTTCAGTTGCTCGACGTCAGCATTGTTGGTGATGGGATCGGTGAGGTAGACGATCACCCCTGCATGGCTCCCGTTGATGTAGTAATTGCGCCGGAAAAGCGTGGCTTCACCGTTCAGCATCGCTGATTGGATCACCGCCATGTATTCCGGTGTGCCGTAGATTTCCTGGTGAATGCTGGGGCTTTTAACGTGGAACACGCTACCTGGCTCGAATTCGTGATCGTTGGCGTAGTACGTCACAAACCAGTACTGATCCAGATTCTCCCCGCGTCGGGTGTACTTGGCATGGGTGTGCTTTAGCTTCAGCGGTTGGCCGAAACGGTTCTTTCTCAGTTCCAGATAGGCATTACCGAACACCAAAAAATCGAGTACAAACGCGTTGGCATCCTGCCGCGATAACAGTGGGTGCGATTCGTAGCAGGACATGATGACATTGCGCTTGAACAGTATCGGTGACTGATGATGCACGGCAACGTCAAACATTCGCGCTAGGCCGTAGGTGCTGATCGGTGGTTCATACCAGCGGCCATTTCTGGCGCACTCCATGCAGTCCAACAGGTCGCGCCTGTCCATGATGGGCTGTGCGTCACCAAATGAGAAAGACTGTAGTGACTCAATCGGCTGTTGGATTAATTCCCCTGTTACGGGCGTCTGTGCGGCTGGGGCGCGTAGATTGGCCGTGCGCGGGTGCTGTTTCTTACGTGACATGGTTAGAACTCCTGAATAAATCCATCATTACCGCCCGACTCGCTGCCGATTGGTTCATTGTGTAACGCGTGCATGGTTGCCCAGGCAATGTCACCGTGGCTGCTGCCTTTTGTTCTGTCTGATGCATACGACGTCATGCCGCCCTGCGTCACAAATTTCCGCACCGTCATGAAAGAGCGTGCCAGCTCCATCATCCCCGCGTCGAACTCAAATCGCCCCGCGCGGATCAGCATTTGGGCTTTCAGTACCAGTTCACGTTTCACGCTGGGCGAGTATTGATATTTCACGGCAGCGGGGAAAAATTTAACGACAAGCTGATGCACGGCGCTGCCGTTGCCGGTGCTATCAATGCCGATAAACTGCACGTTGTATTGGCGTGTCAGCTCCTTAATGACTTCGGCCTGTTTTTCAAAGGTCATGCCGCGTAACTGTCGTACCTCAATCACACGGAACTTGCCGCCAGGAACGGCGGGCGGGGATACGATGGATAGACCGGCACTGTCACCCGTGCCACTGTCACCACTTGGATCGTAGCCTATCCATACGGGGCGGTTACCTAACGGGCGCTGCGTGTAGGGTCGCCAGTCCGGCCAGACATCATCGTTATAGCCATCAACACCGCAGTTAATCAGCGCGGTATAGTCAAAGGCCCGCTCACCGACGCTGACAAAGCGGCAGGCGTAAAGGTTTTCAAAATCGTCAGGGCTGTTTTCAGATTTAATTTCATCCAGATCAACCAGGTCAAAACCTTGCTCTAACGTGTCATGAATGGTGACGATTTGCCGCCAGATATTGTCCCCGCACAACAGCCCTTTCTTCAGTACCTTATGGGTAACGTCGATTTCTACCCGTTCCGCTTTAGGGCGGCTTTTGTTAAAGAAATCCCCTGTCCAGAACGTGTAGGCTTCATGTTCTTCACTGGATGGCGTGGAAAAATACGTGCGGCGCAACCCTTTTTGCGTCGCCATCCCCGCCGCGACTTTACGCAGATTCAGAAAGTTGCTAACCCAAAAGAATTCATCAAAGTACAGATTGCCGGTGTAGCTCTGTGCGGTTGCCGCTGACGTACCGAGGAAGTACAGCGTTGCGCCGTTCGACAGTACAATCGCGTCACCGCCTTTCAGCTCCACGCCAATGCTGGACGCCAGCAGTTGAATAAACCGCTTGAACTGGTAAGCCTGCGCCCTGCTGGCTGAAAGAAAGATTTGGTTCGTGCCGGTTTCCAGTGCATCCAGCAGCGCTTCACGCGCAAAATACCAGCTTGCGCCAATCTGGCGGCTTTTCAGTATCGCGCGGTTACGCTGCTTACGTTTTTTGTACCAGCGCTTTTGGTGCTCGTAGAGTGATTCCAGTACCAGGGCGCGCAACTCTGCGATCTGTTCGTCCGTAAAATGGTTCTTAGGCGCTTTCTTCCGCGCCTCCTTTTCTTGACCCTTTCTTTCATCGCGAGAAAAACGCGCCATCTGACGGCCTAGCAGGTCGATGGTTTTAAAGTCATGCGGCGTGAGATCGTCTTTCTCTATCAGCCGTAAATAGCGTACTTCTGTGCGCTCCTGCGCCCGCTGGATTGGCGTGCTGTCATCCCACTTATCGCGCCGTCGCCATGAATAGAGCGTGTTGTTGCTCACCCCCAGCCGCTGCGCGATTTGAGGGATGCTATAGGCCTGCCAGTAAAGGCTTTTGGCTTCTGTGCGGATATCGGGGAGTAGATTCATGCATACAGGCTAGCGCGCCCGCGCGCGGCAAAATATCGGCTCCCGTTGTCGTGGTTCCGCCACAATCGGCACCGATAGCGCCTGCGGTGAAGCGTGGCGATGATAGGGGTATCAGACAGACACCCTGTTATCACCGGAGCATTACCATGCCGATTTCAAAACCGTTTCTTGCTGCTGTTGAGGGCGCGACCTGCGACGGCCGCACCCTTGAACGTGCGCACATTTCGCAGATGGCGAAAAACTTCAACAAACAGGTGCGCGGTGCTCGCGTGAACCTTGAACACATTCGCGGTTACTCGCCAACCAGCGATTTTCGGGCCTATGGCGACGTGGAAGAAGTGAGCGAGTTTGAGATTCAGGACGGGCCGCTTAAAGGCAAGTTGGCGCTACAAATCAAGATTGATGCCACTGATGACATGGTGGCATTGAACACCAAGCGCCAGAAGATTTACCCCAGCATTGAAATTCACCCCTCTTTCGCTGACACCGGTGAAGCCTATTTGATGGGGCTGGGAATGACCGACGATCCGGCCAGTCTGGGCGTCGGCATTCTGGAGTTTAACGCCAAGTGCGGTGGCAAAGGCCCACTGGACGGGCGAAAAACCAGCCCTGAATGTTTCTTCACGGCCGCTGATACGCCGATCACGCTTGAATTTGAAGAAGAGGCACCCGCTGGCGAAGCTGGCAAAAACTTCTTTTCCCGCATCACCGAATTGCTAACCGGCAGTCAGCAACGGTTCAGTAAGGAAAATGGCGAGCTGAAACAGGCGGTTGAACTGATCGCCAAAAGCCAACGTGAGCTGCTGGATAAAACCGAAACATTCAGCGCGTTACAAGCGCAAAACACCGAGCTGAAAGGCAACGTGGATACGCTGAGTAAGTCATTAACCGAGCTGAAAGAACAGCTTGCCGGACAGGATGGCAACTTTAGCCAACGCCCCCCTGCTTCCGGCGGCAACCAGCAATCCAATGTCGTGTTAGCTGACTGCTAATCACCCTTTAAACCGAACATCGCAGGAACCTAACATGCAAAATGAAACACGCGTTTTGTTTGACGCTTATATTAATCGGCAGGCTGAGTTAAACGGCATCCAGCCAGCGCATGTCACGACGCAATTCAGCATTGCACCGTCCGTACAACAGAAGCTGGAAGATAAAATCCAGCAATCCAGTGAATTGCTGCAAAAAATCAATATCACTGGCGTATCTGAACAGGAAGGTCAAAAGCTGGGACTCGGTATCAGTGGTCCGGTTTCCAGTTCAAGCACGTCAAGTACGGAACGTCGTGAACCGAAATCTGTTCACACGCTGGATGATGATAAATACCGCTGTGAGCAAACCAATACGGATACGTTTATCAGCTATCCACAATTAGATGTGTGGGCTAAATTCCCCGACTTCCAGCAGCGCATTAGCAACCAGATCATCAAGCGTAAAGCGCTCGACCGTATCATGATTGGTTTTAACGGTGCGTCGCGTGCCGCTAAATCCGACCTAGCAAACAACCCGCTGTTGCAGGATGTGAATATCGGCTGGCTGGAAAAATACCGCCTCCATGCATCACAACGCGTGATGAAAAACATCACCGTCACCAGCCGTGATGATGAAAACAAAGTCATCGCGAAAGGCGATTACGGCAACCTTGACGCCGTGGTCTATGACGCCACCAATTCACTGTTGGATGAGTGGTTTAAATCGTCACAAGACTTAGTGGTCATCTGTGGTCGTCAGATCATGGTCAGCAAAGAATACCCGCTGATTAACGCCATCAATACTACCAATCCGAATTCGGAAGCACTGGCCGGCCAACTGCTGGTATCGCGTAAAGCTATCGGCAACCTGCCGACCTTTATTGCGCCGTTCTTCCCTGATGGCAGCATGTTCATTACCCCATTCAGTAACCTGTCAATCTACTTCCAGGACGGCAAGCAGCGCCGTGCCGTGCGGGATGAGATGGAATTTAACCGTGTGGCGACCTATGAGTCATCCAATGACGCCTATGTCATTGAAGATTATGGCACCGGATGCCTGATTGAAGGCATTACGTTTGCTGCGGCAGCACCGGCACAAGGCTAATTTCAACGGCAAGCAGGCCAGATAACACTCGGCCTGCATCAAGGGGGCATCATGCTGACACCTGCGCAGCGACATTTTCAAACTGTCATGGCCCAGCGCCACGGCAAATCAAACGGCGGTGACGTTGAGCGCACCGCCTACGAACAGCAATTGCATCGGCTGAGGATGGATAAATCCCGTTTAAGTCAGGTGCAGTCTGCCACGACAAAGGCCGAACTGAAACGCGAACTGCTGCCCGACTATCAGGGCTGGGTTAATGGCGTATTGGCAGCAGATAGCGGCCAGGCTGATGAGGTGCTGACCACGGTCATGATCTGGGCGATTGATGCTGGATTGATTAGCGATGCACTGCGTATTGCTGATTACGTCCTGCGCCATCGTCTGCCCATGCCCGATCAGTATAAACGTACCGTTGCCACCACGCTGGTTGATGAGATTTGCGATCCCGCACTGGCAGCATTTAAAGCCGATACAAACGTGGTTCCTTTGTCTGCTGACCTGCTGTTGTGGTTAGAGCAGCTTACCGCTAGCGAAGACATGCCGGATCAGGTGCGCGCCAAACTTTATAAGACGTTGGGCTACACCCTGCGCTTGGATACCAACGAGCTGAGCGCCGCGCGTGACTGGTTGCAACGCGCTGTCACGCTGTTTGATGGAATCGGTGTTAAGCGCGATATCGAGTTACTGGGGCGGGCGCTCAAGAAAGCAACTGAGCCAGAGGAAGAAAACACAGATGCGCCACCGCCTGCAGATAAGCCAGCCGTCAAAGCAACGAGAGCGCCACGTAAATCGACGGCGAAAGCATCACGAACTACGACACCACGCGCCCGAAAAAGCGCGTCGTAACCAAACGTGCCCCCGCGCACCAGGCGGCACGGCGTAATACGGGCAATTTATTGTGTCGTGTTGCGTCGTCCACCGCCTGTCTTTTGAGGTAGTGCCATGAGTCTGATTGCCACAGAGCCGGTAAGGCCGGCCACGCAGGACACCATCAACGATGGTGATGCGAAAGTGATGAGCCATGCATTTTGGCCGGTGATTGCCCTGTCCGCTCTGCGTCGTGCGATGCGTCTTGACGGGCAAGTGACAACAGATCGCCTGATGGATAAGGCCATAGAAGCGGTTGCGCACGTTAACGGACAGTTGGCCGACTGGCGAAGCGGTCAGGCGCAACGTGGTTTTGCCGTTCTGTCAGAGGTTAAACCCGATAGCGCTGGCGAAATCGACCAGATCAATGGCGAGTCCGTTTTGGTCTGGCGCTACCGCCGTGCGGTGTACTCCATCACCAAGGCGTTGTTGATCGAGGGCTATCGCGATATCGACACCACGCGCGAAGGGGAAAAGCACGCAGAGGCGTTGAGTTCACAGATTGACACGCTGTGGCGCGACGGACGCTGGGCAATACGCGACATCCTCGGCGTTAATCGTGGTCTGGCTGAGTTGGTCTGATGGAGGTTCGTGCGCAGCAAAATGACACCGTCGATCTACTGTGCTGGCGCTACTACGGCAGAACAGACGGTGTAACCGAAGGGGTTTACGCGGCAAATCCGGGACTGTGTGAGCGTGGGCCATTGTTACCGGCTGGCCTGCTGATCACGCTGCCTGATGTCGCTGCGGCAACACAACAGGAAATCATACAGCTATGGGACTGACGACAGATCGCGTGGCATCGGCAATCACCTACTTGCTTGCCACGCTGATCGCTACCGCAGGACGAATGACGCTGAGCGACTGGGCAACGCTAATAGGGATTGCTATCGGGTTGCTCACGTTTTGGGTGAACCGCAACCACAAAAAGAACATAGAACGTGACCAGGCACAGCGCACAGACTTAATGCGGGAGCTGGTCAGGAAAGTTGATCATGAAAACCTGCCTGAAACGCTGGACGCTTTGCGCGTGATGAATGGGCAGGAAACAGGGCGTAGAGGTCGTGATGTTACCTGAAGTACTGAAACAGCGAATCATTCCCGTCGTTACCGCGTGCGCATTGGCGATAGCTACCGTCTTTGTTGGCTTTTTTGAGGGCAAAGAGAACGCCGCTTACCGTGATATCGCAGGAGTCTGGACGATCTGCTATGGGCATACTGGTGATGTAAAGGCCGGTGACTACAAGACAGATGCTGAGTGCGACGCATTGTTACAGCAGGATTTACAGCCCGCGTTTCATGCCATCGATCGGTTAGTTACGGTTCCACTCAGTGAGTTACAGCGAGCCGCACTGGCAAGTTTTATCTACAACGTCGGGACGGGGGCATTTGAGCGTTCGACCCTGCTTAAAAAACTGAACCATGGCGATCTCACCGGCGCATGTAACGAATTACGCCGCTGGAACAAAGCCGCTGGTCGGGTCTGGCAGGGGTTAACCAACCGCCGCGAGGCCGAGAGAGTGCTATGTCTGGAAAAGTTATAGCGATATTAGCAGCCGCGCTGCTGTTTCTTGCCGCTATCGCACTGGCTGATCACTACCGACAAAAATTACAGCGCCTTTCGGGTGAGGTGACAGCGTTAATCAAAGAACGGGACAGCGCCGAGCGCGTTATCAATAATCAGCAACGAACATTCCGGATATTCAACACGCTGTCACGCGAGGCTGAGCATGATAAACGTCAGATACAACAAGATGCCGATGCACGTAGCCAGACCATTAATCAGGCACTGGTCGATCAGGTCTGCGCTAATGAGTTTGTGCCTGATGGCGCTGCTGTGCAGTTGCTCGACTACGCGAACCGTTTACGCGCCGATAGCGTGCGTTCCCTTGCCAGCGAACCTAACCGAACCGACAGTAATACCGCTGCCGCAGGGCGCAATAGTCAATAAAAAACTGACCTATGGCCAGTCTGTTAACTGGAATAGCCTGCTGCTGGCTGCGCTGGAGAGCGCCAACCACGACAAGGCACTAATTCGCCAGGCTGAACAACAAAGAGAGCAACAACATGCTAAAAGCGGAACTGCTGAGAAAAACCATTAGCGAACAGGTGCTGTGGTTGCGGGAAAACCCCGATCAACTGGTCGTCTATGTACAGAAGGGGAATGCAATCAGTACCGGTGGGCGTTATGCCTCTTTTGAATACCGTTACACGCTGGAAGTGCTGGCAATGGACTACCCGCACTCCATCGATACGCTGATGGTGCCAATACTGATGTGGGCGCGAATCTATCAGCCAGATTTATTACTCAACCCAGAACGGCGTAAAACGGGTATTACGTTCGACGCTGATTTGCTGAGTAACAGCACTGCCGATTTATTGATCCGCATTCAGGCCGATGAGGCGGTGATCGTCACCCCCTGCATTGAAACTGGGGAAATCAATATTCGTCATCGCGCTGATCCGCCTCCCGATCCGATAGAGGGCATGGACGGATGGTCACTGCTGACAAATGGTTATGCAGTAAACAAAACTGCTCATGACTCGACGGCAGGTTAGCAATGAGCCAGAACGATGCAATGTTTCAGGAGTTAGATGGTTATCTGCAATCTGTTGTCGAACACCTGGCCGCGAATCAACGACGTCGCTTATCACGACAGATTGCAACGGGGCTGCGTAAGCGCCAGCAGCAACGGATTGCACAGCAAAAGAATCCTGATGGTTCGTCTTACGAAGGGCGCAAAAAGAAAACGCGCCGCACACAAGGCGGCGTCCGTTTTCTGTGGAAAGGTGAGGCGCGAGAGCTGCGTAACTGGCACAGCAGCAAAGGCCGCAGCGGTGAGCGAATGATTACCGGCTTTGATGTTGGGCGCGGTGGTTTGCGCTCGTTCCTGCGTGCTGATATCGATCACTATCTCAGTATTAACGTCAGTAGCGTATCCACCGCGCCGGCACGTAAAGAAAAGATGTTCCGCAAGTTGCGTACCGTCCGTTTTTTACGTATCGACACGTCACCTAATAGCGCGGCCGTTGGTTTCAGTGGTCATGCAGCCCGCATCGCCCATGTTCACCAGTTCGGCGAGACTGACAAAATAGGACGATCGTCCGTACGTTACCCTATTCGTGAGTTGCTGGGCTTAACGCCCACGGATCTGGACTGGGTGGCCGATACCATCACGGACTTCATTCAGCCTGATTAGTTGTTACCGCCCCCCTACAACCCCCTTTCGTTGTGCGCCCGCGCGCGACACATGAAACTGGCGCTATGAATTGATTATTGAGCGCCAGCCATGACATCCAATGAGTTTGACCGTCTTCTGAATAACCTGATCCGTATCGGTACGGTTGTTGACGTCGATCACGTTCGTCATTTGGCGCGCGTGGAAACCGGCGGGAATACCACGGACTGGATACGCTGGGGAGTCGCCCGCGCGGGTGATGCCCAGACGTGGTGGCCGCTGTCAGTGGGTGAGCTGGTTCTTATGGTTGCACCAGGCGGCGATTTGGAAAAAGCTGTGATCGTATTAAGCCTGTATTCCAATCAGCACAGTGCGCCCAGCAACACACCAAAGGTACACACCACCGCTTATCCCGATGGCGCCAGCGAAACGTATGATGCCAACACCTCAACGATGACCGTTAAAGGCGTCAAAAAGGTGATCGTTGAAGCGGCTGAATCTATCACGCTGGACACCCCGAAAGTGATTTGCACCCAGCATCTCAGTACTCAAACGCTCAGCGTAGAAAAAGGCGGCACGATGCAGGGCGATATCACCCACACCGGCGGCAAAATGTCATCAAACGGCGTGGTTGTAGACAGTCATGCACACGGCGGTGTACAGCGCGGCAGTAGCAAAACGGACGGCCCGCAATGAGTAATGAAAAATATATCGGCATGAATGCCAGTACTGGCCGCGCGATCACTGATGATGAGCATATCAGCCAGTCAGTACGCGATATTTTAATCACTCCTGTCGGTAGCAGAGTGATGCGGCGCAGCTACGGATCACAGCTTTTTTCTCTGATTGACGAGCCTCAAGAGCCCGCAATAAAGCTAAAGATAATGTCAGCCATCTACAGCGCATTAATGCGCTGGGAGCCGCGTATTACCCCAACAAAAATTACGCTGGAAACCCGTGGTGCCGGACTCGCTGCCGTTACGCTTCAGGCACAGCGCACGGATAATCTGGCGGTGTTTAGTTCTACGATTTCACTACAGGGGGCACGATGAGCGGATTGATTGATTTATCCCTGCTGCCTGCGCCTGATGTCGTTGAAACACTGGACTACGAAACGTTGTATGCGGAACGCCGTGCGATGTTTATCGCCCTGTTTCCGCTCGAACAGCGGGGTGCCATCACGCGCACGCTGACGCTGGAATCCGAACCGTTAACCAAGTTACTGCAACTGTCTGTCTATCATGAGCTGTTATTGCGTCAGCGGGTTAACGAAGCGGCCAGCGCTAACATGCTGGCCTACGCCGCCGGAAGCGATCTTGATCAGCTTGCTGCCAACGTTAACGTGCAGCGACTAGTTATCACCGTAGAAGATACAGAAGCGATCCCCCCCGTTGAAGCGGTCATGGAGTCTGATGCCGATCTGCGTACGCGCGCGCAACAGGCATTTGAGGGGCTGAGTGTTGCGGGGCCAACTGTGGCCTATGAATTTCACGCACGTAGTGCCGATGGGCGAGTCGCTGACGCCAGCGCAGTTAGCCCCAGCCCTGCCGCCGTTACGGTAACCGTGTTATCGCGTGAAGGAAATGGCAGCGCCAGTGATGAATTATTGCAAGCCGTTGCTGCTGCACTGAACGCCGAGAATGTGCGGCCGGTTGCAGACCGTGTAACCGTTCAATCCGCAGAAATCATCCCTTATGAAATTGCCGCGGCGTTGTACGTCTATCCAGGGCCAGAGGCTGAGCCTATCCGAATTGTGGCAGAAACCCGATTGCAAACGTACATCACCGCACAGCATCGGTTAGGCCGTGATATCCGCCGCTCTGCAATCTTCGCGGCACTCCATGTTGAAGGGGTGCAACGCGTTGATTTGGAAAGCCCAGCCGCAGATATCGTGCTTGATAAAAGCCAGGCGTCCTACTGCGCTAACTGGACGTTAAATATCGGAGGTTCAGATGAATAACAGCCTGCTACCCGTTGGTTCATCTGAGTTGGAAATTGCCGCAGCCAAAGCCTGCGCGGAATTATCCCACACGCCAATACCACTGCGCCAGTTGTGCAATCCAGATAGCTGTCCCCCGCACCTACTGCCGTATTTGGCATGGGCATTCTCAGTTGATCGCTGGGATGAAAAATGGCCGGAAGTCATTAAGCGTCAGACGATAAAGGATGCCTACTTTATCCATCGCCACAAAGGCACCATCGGTGCGCTACGCCGCGTGGTTGAGCCGTTCGGCTACCTGATCCGAATTATCGAATGGTGGCAGAACGGCGGAGAGCCAGGCACGTTTCGGTTAGATATTGGCGTGCAAAACAGCGGTATTACCGAAGAGATTTTTAACGAGCTTGAGCGGCTGATTGCCGATGCTAAACCCGTGTCACGTCACCTGCTGGGGCTGAATATCAACCTCGACACACAGGGCGCGGCCTATGTCGCTGCCACTAGCTACAGCGGCGACACGCTTACTGTTTACCCCTACTTCCCTGAAACGATTACCGCTAGCGGATTAGATGTCGTCGGCGCGGGCGTTCACCTGATTGATACGATGAGAGTAACCCAATGAGTACGAAATACTTTGTCTTACTAACGAATATTGGTGCAGCCAAGCTGGCAAACGCCACCATGCTAGGTTCACATCTTGATATCACGCATATGGCTGTTGGCGATGGCGGCGGCACGCTTCCAACACCGAACCCAGCACAAGCCGCCCTGATTAATGAAAAACGGCGGGCAGGTATCAACACACTGAGTATCGACCCAGTGAATGCCAATCAGATTATTGCTGAGCAGGTTATTCCAGAAAATGAAGGGGGGTTCTGGATACGTGAAATCGGCCTGTTTGACGCTGACGGCGATCTGGTTGCGATCGGTAACTGCGCCGAGACGTACAAACCATTACTACAAGAGGGAAGCGGTCGTATTCAGACCGTGCGCATGATCCTGATTGTCAGTAGTACCGATGCGGTCACGCTGAAAATTGATCCGGCAGTCGTGCTAGCAACGCGGGGCTATGTTGATGACGCTATCAATGCACATGAAAAAAGCCGCAAACACCCAGACGGCACGTTAAACGCAAAGGGATTCGTGCAACTGAGCAACGCGACGAACAGCGAGAGTGAGCTGTTGGCAGCAACACCAAAAGCGGTGAAAGCGGCAAATGATAACGCCAATGGGCGTGTGCCGTCTGCCCGTAAGGTGAATGGTAAAGCGCTGTCGGCTGACATTACCCTCACTGCCGCCGATGTGGACGCGTACACCAAAGCCGAAACCGATACCCGCGTCGCCGCTGCCACTACTGCCGCGAACACTGCCGCTACGGCAGCGGCTAACGCCAACACCAACGCTAATGGCCGTGTACCGTCAGGACGTACCGTTAACGGCAAAGCGCTATCGGCAGATATCGCGCTGGGTGCTGGAGATGTAGGGGCTTACACCAAAGCCGAAACTGACACCCGCGTCGCCGCTGCCACTACTGCCGCGAACACTGCCGCTACGGCAGCGGCTAACGCCAACACCAACGCTAATGGCCGTGTACCGTCAGGACGTACCGTTAACGGCAAAGCGCTATCGGCAGATATCGCGCTGGGTGCCGGAGATGTAGGGGCTTACACCAAAGCCGAAACTGACACCCGCGTCGCCGCTGCCACTACTGCCGCGAACACTGCCGCTACGGCAGCGGCTAACGCCAACACCAACGCCAATGGCCGTGTGCCGTCAGGACGCAAGGTTAACGGCAAAGCGCTGTCGGCAGATATCACGCTGAACGCTGGGGATGTAGGCGCATTGCCTATAGCGGGAATCGCAGCGGCAGCGGCCAAGCTGGCAATTCCCAGAAAAATTAATGGGATAGCATTTGATGGTACAGCGGACATTGATCTAAATGGGTCACGAGTATGGATTTCCGAGGAATATACCCCTATGGCTAGTAAACCAATTGTTATTTCTCATGGGTTATTAGGTATTGATCCATTGTACTGTCGCTATGATGTGTTGATAAAATTTATTATGGATGAGGGACAATACAGAGCTGGAGATTTTATTATAAATCCGGTTACTATTTTCATGCAAAGCGGAACAGCTCACCCATATCCTTTATTACCTGCACTAAGCCGCAGTACAATACAGGTAAATATAATGCATTATTTATCTGGTTCAGATAAAAATAAAACTGACGGCAACATTATATATAACATGTCAAGCCTTAGGGTGCTTTTTCGTGTATTTTATTAGAAATATCATTGCAGATAGTAAAGATACTTATAGCACCTCATATTACTTGAGTGAGGTGCCATAAAAATTTTAATTAACGAACTCTCTTAAAAGAAAACCTCTCTTCAACAAAATGATAAGAAACCATTGCCAGAATAAGGTTAGTAAAAGCCATGAAAAGCCAAACCTGATAATTTTCAAACCATGAAAAATAGCTTTTGTATTTAGCAAAGAAAGAAATTATAGGGATCTGCATTAAATAGAAAGAATAACTTATCTTGCCGATATATATAAAGGGTTTTGTAATAAAGTTCTTATCGATTTTTTTCTTTGCCAAGAAGTAAACCAAGAAAGATACTGCCGGTATAGTTATAACATTCCTTTTCATAAAACTATCATTCCCTACAGGAGAAATGAAAATTAGTAACAATATGGAGAAGATGAAAAGAAAATAATTAACTCTCCCACTTTTTATTTCATACTCTTTTAAAAAAAGAATACCTAAACAAACACCAATGATGAATTCTGGCAATCTATGAATGGGGCTTATATAAAAATAAGGCATTTTACTCCCCCCTCCGATACTAACAGCAAATGGAATAATCAATGATGAAACAGTATAGGCAATAATAATGGCAGTGATTGTCTTCCGTTTTAATATTGGTAATATAAGGGGGAATACCATATAAAAAAATAATTCAGTTGATACTGACCATGAACCGCTAAAATTCCATACAAAAAAAGAGTCAGGTATCCAAGATTGCGTTGCTGTAAAATATAAAATCAAAGACGGGATTATTTTTTCATTACCCACATCAAATAAAAAAGGGAGTGATATTACACCCATAAAAAGATATGCAGGATAAATCCGATAAAAGCGAGATTTTACGTAATTATCTTTAATTCCATACCTAGCAGACCAGGCCATGACAAAACCAGATAAAATAAAAAAGAATGTCATGCCTATAGCTCCATTATTAACTATTCTAAGTATTAATTTTGGAGCCTCAAGCGGGTATTGCATTTGACAGTGAAAAGCGAAAACATAAAAAGCTGCAATAAATCTGAAAATTGTCAACCCGTGTAGTTGATTATCATTCATGCAATTTTTTTTTGAAAAACTATCCAAATTTATCACCGTATATGTTTTCTCAAGGAGTGTGCTATTGTCGCAAGGAGCGTGATTTTATTTAAGATTTATCTAGATTACTAGCCTGATGCTAAATTTATTGATAATCACAGTTAAAAGCGTCTGTGTTATCCGGATAGCCCGATATCCATATCACCCAGCATTTCTCGCAAATCCTCGCTAACCCGTTCCAGATTCAGCGTAAATGAGATATGTCGCGCCTTACCGTCATTAAAAAACTCGGAACGGGTTTCGTTTATGCTGGTTATCACATACATACCGTAGATGTTGCCCGTCCCCTCGATCAGGGGCCAGGCTTTCCCTGTGTAGGCCATCGTTTGCAGCATGTTTAGCGACACATCGCCGCCGGTTATTTCTGGGTACAACTCACCGGACAGTGTGATTTTATCTTCCCCTGCACCGATATACTGATAGCGCGGGGATTTACCGACTCGGTCATTTTTAACATGTCGCCAGCTGCTGTCATGGCTTAGGGATTGGTACGGCGCAGTTTGCCGCATGAAAACGAACATACCCAGAATCATCATCATGATAAAAGCCCTATACGTGATCGGTTAGTTGTGAGCGCTGGCGACGCTGCTTACGACGTTCAATATCGTCTATTTCCCGCCGCAGTCTGGCGACGAGTTTGTCTTCATCAAGGCTGCGTGCATCCTGAATCGTGATATTGATTTCATATTTGTCTGTGTTGGCCATACCTGCAGACATCGCCGTTTTCATCTGTGCTGCAGGTGAATTGATGGCCAGAACGTCTGCTCCAGCAGGTTGCACGGTGAACGGCAGGACAGAAGCGGCCAGCACACCGGCGGTTTGCTTCACACGTTCGAGTAAGGGAATTTTGGGCTGTGCAGGCATAACCTGTGATTCACGATAGCCGTTCGCCAGCATGACCGCAGGGGGTACGTTTTTAAAAACGATATCACCCAGCTTGTTCGGGTCTTTCTTCTCTTCTGTCTTTGCTGTGCTGCCTGTTTTTTCTGTTTTGGGATTGCTCCCCGTCAAGTCCTGCAACACCCCAGTTTGTTTAGGCTTATTGCCTTCGCCTGCCGGTGGTTTTGCTGCCTCACCGGTTTTAATCACCGCATCGGTTTCTTTGGGGGGCTGTGGTTTCCATTCCTGCGCCACCATTTTCTTTTGTTTCTCATCCCACACGTACATCATCGGTTTTTTAGGCTCATAGCCTTTTTCCGGCATTGCGCCGTTCATGGCATTTGATGCAGAAACGGCGGCATTTGCGGCTTCAGGGATAACCCCTAATTTTTCCAATATCCAGCCAATACCTTCGGCAACTTTCAGAATAACTGTCACTACGCCACCAATCGCCATTCCAACGACTTCACCAAACACTTTCCCAGCTTCCGTGCATTGTTTCAGCGATTCAGATGAGGCGTTGACCGGTTCAAACAGTTTTTTGAACCAGTCCCATACACCACTAATGGCCTGTCCGATCCCGTCGAAAATAGGGGATAGCGCAGAGAAAGATTGTTTAACCGGTTCAAGGCCAGTTGTAAGGCCACTGAAAAAACCGCTGAAAAACGCTTTGATCGGCTCCCAGTATTTGTAAATCAATACACCGGCCGCAACGATTGCCGCGCCGATAATGCCGATAGGACTGAGCAACAGCATGAAGCCCGTACGCAGGATGTTAAATACCGCCATACCTGAACCGCTCAGTGCAGAAAATCCAGATGTCGCCAGCATCCGCACGCCATTACCTAACGCCGATAGCGCTGCGCCTGGCTGAGTGAATACCATCAACAACGCACGACCAGCGCCTTGGGCGATGTTGCCGATTCCACCGATGCCGCTGCGTATACTGGTAAGGATACCCCCCCACGCGCGAGTGCTGGACAGGCTACCCGTCATAACGCCGCTAAGCCTGCTGAACATACTTGTAACAGTGCCAATACCCTTACCACCGCTTAACAGGGATAGGCCAAGTTGCAGTTTGGAAAATGGCCCCATCAATATGCCTGCGGCCAGAGAAACGGTGCCGATGGCGGCGGTGAGCGCCAATGCGCCGCCCACAACCACAAGCAGTGTTTGAGCCAGTTCAGGGTTAGCTGTTACCCACTCACGGACGCTATTCACTAACGCCGTCGCACTCTGAGCTAGCGAGCGCAAAACGCCGGAGTCATTTTCAAAGATGGCAAAACGTAGCCCACTCAGTGCGCCACCCAGCTTGTCGATATCCCCCGACAGGTTATCGCGTAACGTGCTGCCCATGCGTTCGGCCGTTCCGCTGACATCGCTGAACTGGTCTTGGGTATTGGCAAGCGCTGACAGGAAATTAGGGATCTGATCGATAGACAGGTCTTCTATCGGTGTGCCAAATAATGCAATTGCTGCATTGGCCCGTTCGGCTGGGTCTTTAATCTTCAATAGCCCCTGCGCGGTTTGCTGCATCGCGTTACGCGCCTGTGCGCCACCGCTGGCGATGGCTGATGACACGCGCTTCGCATTCAAGCCGATGGCGTCATACGCCGCAACGCTGGCCTTGGACATGTCAGAGCCGCGAATGCTGAATTCTTTGACGGCATCACCAGTCTTATCAAGCGCAAACTTTCCTTGCTGCGCCATGCTGACCAGTAGCGTCATGGCTTCAGAACCGCTGTAGCCCATGTTCCTGAAATGTGTTGAATACTCATGCAATATCTCAGGTAATTCGCCGCGCATCTGTGTAGACACGCGTTGCATTCCTGCCGCCATCAAATCGAATGCGTCATCGCTGCTGCGAGCCAGGCCATTCTTCATCATGATGGCGGCAATCTGGATATGTTCTACCGTGTCGCCGCCCAGCACGGATTGCATATCCAGCGCCTTACGCGAGATCCTGTCTAACTCAGCTTCACCGACTTCCCCCAATGCGCCCAGTGAGCTACGCACCGCTGATACGGTGCTGGCGATCTGGGCGAGGTCATTGCTCACACCGGCGCTATTAATCCCTTTAATGATTTTCGAATACTGCGACCCCATTGCAGGAGCTTCAGCGTTTTGCGCGGCAATCACTGCGCCGCTTTTGTCTGATTGCAGATTAGGGGCCATCATTCTGGCGCCGACATACGCACCGGCTGCACTGGCACCGATTGCCATTGCACCTGTGCTACGCAGATTACTCGCTGTCTGCTGCATCCTATCGTAGCGTGCGCGTGCCTGCGTCACTGCTGTCAGCCGTCGCTGCTGCTCCGTCAGCTGCTGGTTGTAGCGTGCCGTCTGGCGGGCTATTTGTTTCGTGACGCTGCCGCTGTGATCGAGAGTTACGCCGTGTCGGGATATTTCCTGTCGTAATTCGCCGAGACGGGTTTGCTCGTCTTTTTGGATTTTGGCAAGTTGGCTGATTACGGCGCGCTGTTTGTTGAGTGCGGCCGTTTGTTCTTCTGTGCGCCCTTTTGCTGCACCGAACTCTGCTTTCATGGCGGCGGCTTTCGCTTTGGCCTGCTCCAGTTCGCGTGTTGTTTTAGCCGATGCGGCTGTCAGACGGTCAAAGCTGCTTGCTTGCCGCTCCAATCCCTTGAGGGTGTTTTGTGTTGCTCTGATTTGGTCAGCCAGCGCCGCAGTGCCGCTGCGTGCAGCACTGACGGGCCGAGCCATATTATTGATCGCGCTGAACGCCACGCGAATATTGAGATTGCGATCTGTCATTCCGAGTTTCCGCTTCTAACGGCTGCTCGGCTGCGCCATGCAAGCAGCTCATCTACTGGCATGGCATCCATCGCCGACGGCAACCAATGGAAAATTGCTGCGATGTCGGCCATCACCTCTTCAACACTGTTAAACGGGCAGTGAATTACGCCGTTACCGCGCCCGTCTCGTTCGCTGGGGAAGAGGGTTGCAAAAAAGTCGCCACCGCATTGGAGAGCTGGCAAAAATCCCAGGTATCCATCGTGGTAAGTTCTTCTTTCGTCAGCGCAGGACTGGTAACGCGCGGGAGTAACGTCAGCAAACTATCAACATCGCATGTCATCACATCGTAGACTTTCAGCCCACGCAGCGATCCGGCCTGTTTCAGTGCGCCGGTGATCGTAACTTCTTTCACATCACCGCCTTTACGCGTAATCGGGTTTTGCAGAATGACGACGTTATTTTGTTTCTCAGTCATGGTAGACATTTCCTTTTATAACCCAACGTTAGCGCGGTGTTTTTCCAGCATATCGACACCGGCCACTTTATAAATCATGTTCAGCACATCCACTTCCATGACCTCTTCACCGCTGATCGTCAGCTTGAAGTAGGTATTTTTCAGGGTGTATTTATGTGCCGTATCTTCACCCACTTTGGCAGAGCCTGGGTCAAGCTCGGTAAACCGGCCACGCGTCTGGATTTCACACGGCACTGCTTCGCCTGTGGCTTCATCCTGATACGAACCTGCAAAGCGCGTTTGCATACCGTCCGCAGTGGAGACGCCCCACTTTTTCAACAAGCCAGCATCCAGCCCGCCGAGGGTGATTTCCATATCCAACGCGCCCGCATCAAAACCGAAGTCAATCGCGACAAAGCCAGGCATGCCACCCGCCTGATAGTCTTCTGTCTTGCGCGTGAGCTTAGGCGATGTCACTTCCGGCACCTGACCGAAATAGTTGTCGCCGTCGATAAACAGATTGAAGTATTTAAGTTTCTTTGGCAGAGACATGATTTACCCCTTACCCGCTGAACGTATTGGCGAACGTCGCGAAGTATTCGTCAGTAAACTCCTGCACCAGATCCAAATGCTCCAATGGCGGAACGGGTGTGTAGTTGTACTTGATGGTTAATTTTCCGGTGCGTAGCGTTTCGCCGGTGTTGGTTTCTTTGTCATACCAACAGTTCGCACCCAGCAAACGACCGGCGGTGACCAACGCCGTTAACTTGCGGTTGATGCCGTCCACAATATCCTTTGCCAATGAGGGCGTAAGCGGCTTATCAATGTAGAAGAAATGCGCCTCTGCGATGGTGTCTGCGAGGATTTGCGCTGTACGGGTATAACTTTCAAACAGATAGGTTTCACGGTCACAGGTGCGCGATCCCCAAAAGCGAAAACCGTTCTGCTTAATCAGCGTGGTGATGCCGTTGCTGTTCAGCTCATCCGCGTCGGTATCGGTTCCCTGTAGCGTGAAATACACATCTTTGCTCAGTCCCAGCACACCGTTTACAGCAACGTTGGATAACACCTTGTGCCAGCCCGTATCCGCATCAATTTTGGCACGCAGTCCAACCGCAAACGCTGGCGCAGGTACGGTCGCGTTTTCCCCTTTTGCGGTGTCGTAGGCGATAAAGTCAGGCCAGATCACCATAAGTTCACGCTGGGAGAAATTTTCACGGTACGTTTTTGCTGCCGCAATGGTCACGCAGTCATGCGCGCTGACATAAGCGAACGCGTTTAGCTTTTCAGCTATGACGGCCAGTTGTGCGGCAACGGCTTGAGTGTCCATTTCCGGCACTGCCAGTACACGCGGACGAACACCAATTCGCGCCTCTGCCGACAACAGCGCATATAGCCCCGTATAGCGCCCGTTGGCATCGGAACCGCCGATCACTAACTGATCTTGCGTCGGTTTAGGTTCATTGCCTTCAGCCTGCGCATTTGCCGCATCAGCCACGCGGATTACCACCGTTTGAGGGCTGGCTTGATCGGAAATGCATTTCAGCGTGGTGTGTAACGTGCCTGTTTTACCCGCTTTGCCCAATATGCTAGCAACGCGGGTTAATAGTACCGGTTCGTTTAACGGGAACGTATCAGCGTCGGCATCATCGGCGGTACACACCACGCCGATCACTGCCGAGTCGATATCGTTAATGATGGTGCTGAGATCCGTGGTTTCTCGGACGGTCACACCGTGATGATAATTAGTCGCCATGCTTGTTGCCTCAATGCGTCAAATGTCCGGCTTCATGATTGCGGGATTTCACTGCCTGTGCACGGCGTTTGCTGTGTCTTAGAGCCGTGACAACCAGCGCCGGTTGTCCCTACGCGCGCGTAACGCGAGTATTCATGCAGAGATCAGGGGGTAACAATGTCAATCATGGATACGTTAGGGGTTATTTCTGGACGGTTGGACGAATATTCACCCCGTCCGGCGTTTATGGTGAGGGTTGGCGATAAGCAGGTTACAGAGCTGAATGATCGGCTGATGTCGTTATCGCTGACGGATAATCGCGGGTTTGAAGCTGATTCACTGGAATTGGTGCTTGACGATGCAGACGGAAAATTAGCATTGCCGGAGCGCGGTGCAAAGGTCGCGGTGGCGCTGGGCTGGGCGAATGAACCGCTAATCAGCAAAGGGACATTCACTGTTGATGAAATTGCGCATCGTGGCCCGCCGGATCAGTTGACTATCAGCGCCCGAAGTGCGGATTTCAGAGAAACCTTCAACGTTAAGCGTGAATACAGTTGGCACAATGTTACTGTCGGATTTGTGGTATCTGCCATCGCCAGCCGTTACGGACTGAAAGCCGGTGTGACAGAACGGCTTGCAAAGCTGGAACTTGACCATGCTGACCAGACGAATGAATCAGATATCAGCTTCCTTACTCGCATGGCAGAAATGGTTGGGGCAATCACAACCATAAAAAACGGTATGTTGCTGTTCATTGTCCCAGGGCAGGCGGTTTCACAAAGTGGCAAGCCACTACCGGCCATCACCATTACACGCAGTAGCGGAGACAGTCACAGCTTCCGCGTTGCTGACCGCGACGCGTACACCGGCGTTACGGCGTACTGGCTGGATCTGAATTTTGGCAAGACCAAAACGACAAAGGTAAAAAATAAACGCAAAACCAGTACGCCAGCTAAAAAGAAAGAACCCGCATCCAGCAGTAAAGAGGGGAATTATCTGAAGGGAACGGAAGGTAATGTTTATGTCATGCGATCGACGTTTAAAACCGAGCAAGCTGCAAAACGCGCCGCAGCGGCGAAATGGTCGACGTTACAGCGTGGTGCGGCAGAATTCAGTATGACGTTAGCGCGAGGCCGTGCCGATTTATATCCCGAATTACACGCCCGTATGTCTGGATTTAAAACGGTTATCGATAATGCCGATTGGATAATTACACGCTGCGTACATGAAATTAGCCAATCAGGATTTACTACATCGCTGGAATTTGAGGTGAAAATAACGGATTGGGCAGCAGACGATAATGATGATTAATGCAGCGCCTGTGTATAATACTGATAACACCAACCGTTTGAGGGGTTGTCATGGCGATCAAATGTCCAAAGTGCCGCGCAACTGCAAAAACACGTACCAGCGTAGAACTCAGCCCATTGGTTCGACGTAGCTATCACCAGTGCCAAAACATGATGTGCGGCTACTGCTTTACCAGCATGACGCACATTGATGAATCACTGAACGAAACGAAACCCGCGCCTGGCGCATGTGTCCCCACCAATATCTTTCCCCGCAGCCACAAAGGGGAAAATCAGTTGGATTTAGCGTTGTAG